CTATGAGCAGGATTGCCAGAACGGCTTAGGTCACTGAATTAAGGAAAAGTCCTATGATCAGGCGTTTGATCTCAGGTTATGGAAATGATGAATTACAGTGTGTTTACTGGTGACCCCTACGGGTATGCCACAACCTCGCAAAATCAAGCGGTTACATCTGCTAACCGCCCATAACCCCATCATTGAAAACAAAGGGGAATTATTCCGATCTGCTAACCCGTTCGGGGCCACAATCGGGACCGGGATAAGCCTTCTCCCGGCCGTTCGGCAATCCGTTGCACGGGCGCACATAGTTGCCCAGCTTCCCGCCCCGAAAGGAGCATGACCGTGGCCATCAAGATAACACCGAGCGCAAAGGCCAAGGCCGCGATGAAGGCCGCTGTCGCCAAGGATCAACAGGCGAAGAGCTTTCAGGATCAGTCCCCGCTGAAGAGCCGGGCGGACATGAAGGGCTTTGCAGCACAGTATCCCAAGGCATTCCACCTGTTGGGGGTGATCTTCGACATGGGCCGGGGATCATCCTCCCGCCGTCCGGGCATCCCCGGCCGCTGGGCAGCTTATACCTATCAGGAATGGAGCGAGCGGGCGAAGATGCCTGTCGCCACCCTGAAGCGTCATCTGGACGTGCTGGGGAAACATGGCCTGATCGAACGCGCCCGTGGCCATCATCAGGGCACCCGCGTCATCAGCTTCATCCGGCCTACGGCCCTTGCTTTGAAGCTGTCCACGACCCGGCCAACCGATTGGGAGCATTTCGGGCACAGCCCAGATGAAGCGGCAAGCGATCCTCACAAGCCCAAGGCGTGGAAGCCCAAGCCGGTCAAGACGGTTTCGAAGCCCGTGTCGGTCGAGGAAAAGCCTCTGACCTATGAAGAGATGATGGCGATCCTAAACGATGACGGTATCTGAGGTGAAATCCGTGGCGTTCTTTCGGCATAACTCCGCTGTTGAAAGACAACATAAACCGCCTCATGGGATGGCAGCGATCCACATGCACGTTCTATCCGGGGGTAGATATGACCAAGAAGACGATATTTCTCTCGCATATCAGCGAAGAGGGGGCGCTCGGCACCCTCTTCAAGGATCGCCTCGAAAAGGATTTCCTGTCCCTTATTAATGTTTTCGTCTCGTCAGACAGCCGGAGCATCCCTCCAGGGGACGCATGGTTGAAAGCTGTTGATAATAACCTTGATGATGCAGCGGCGCTAATCGTTCTTGCCAGTCCTACCTCTGTAAATCGACCTTGGATCACATTTGAAGCTGGCGCAGGCTGGGCCAAACGGGTTCCAACGATAATCTTGTGCCATAGCGGTATAACACCCGGCGGACTTCCGCTGCCTTTGGGTCAACTGCAAGCATTTAGCGCTACGGACGTATCCAGAATACGGGCTATGTATGGCGTCGTTGCTAGTGTGCTTGGAAGCGCGACCCCCGAACCAGATTTAAGCGGGTTCATCGAGAGCATCGCTGAGTTCGAGAGGAATTATACTGAGGAACGGGACGTGCTGTCTGGCCTTCGTAGCATTCACACTAACAATGCGGAGGTAATCGCTGCTTTCAGGAAAGTGGCTGTCGGACAGCCAACGCCCATTGAGGGCTTCCCTGAAAGTCTTGTCCGGAAGATTGAACCTGACTTGAACCAGCTACAAAGCCGGGGGCTGTTAAATTGGAACTTCAGTGTCTCGGGTATGGGGTTCGCCGCTCCGGGTAGTGGCGGCGGCGGAGCTTTTGGAACACTACTGGTTACTTTGTCGCCGTCTTTCATACCTTTTTTGCGAAGGTCAGAGTTCAACTAGGCTTCACATAGCGCCCGTAGCCCGCTGCTTTGGGCTATGCGGTAATCATAAAATTCCATTAGCTCACCGATTAGCTCATTTGCATTTGCGAGATGAGCCAGTCTGTGAGCTAGTCCATGAGCTAATCGGTGAGCTAGTCCATATACAGGTTTATTAGATACTCTCTTCGTTCGTATCCAATACACCTATCCAGCTCTTTTCCTTTCAGTCAAAGAGCGATCCGAAGTATCCCTTCGGCCTGTCCCTTTCCGGGAAGATGGGAGGAAGTGGGACACTGGCTAACGCCAGTATCCCGAAGGGAGGGCATCCATGCTTCGCATGTCTTCCTCTCCCGGAACCCACCCCCCAATGCCCCCTCCCGCCGAGAATTATTGACCCCGACCGGCACCTGTGCCAGAACAACTCCAGCGCATCGGACCCGTAACGCATCGGGGGAAGCTCACCAGCTTTCGGATGACATGAAACCCATGTCCCCCCTCCGAAAGCCCGCGCATTGCTCCGTCTCTTTTCACGCCAGCAGTCTGAACCGTCCGCGCCTGTCGCGGATGAAGTCCGTTCGCTTGCCGAGCCGACCGCGTTTGACTTCGCCGTCTTCGGAGCCGTGCCGTCGCTGGCTGGCGTCAACGTCAATCCCGTCACGGCCATGCGCGTCCCGGCCGTGGCGGCAGGCGTCAAGGCGCTGGCCGAAGCTATCGCTATCCTCCCGCTGCCCGCTTATCGTCGCGGCGAAGATGCCTCTCGCGACCGAGACAACAGCCATCCCGCTTATCGCCTGCTGAACCTTGACGCGAACCCGTGGACGCGGGGCGGCCAGCTTCGTGAACTGATGACAGCCGATGCTGTCGCTTATGGGGACGCCTTCGCGCTGATCGTGCGCGACGGCATGGGCGAACCTCGCGAGCTTCACCGGGTCCATCCTACCGCCGTTGCCGTCGAGATCGACCGCCTCACCGGGGAACCGCGCTATCGCGTCACGACCGACGCGGGCCACCGGCTTGTGGGGTTCATGGACATCATCCATTTGCGCGCCCCGGCAACGACCTCCACGGATGGCGTGTCCGGCGTGTCTCCGCTGATGCAGGCCCGCGATGCCATCGGCCTGCTGATCGTGCTGCAAGGTCATGCCTGCCGCCTCTTCGCCAACGGCGGGCGTCCATCCGGCATTCTGTCCTTCCCCCAGAAGCTAGGCGCGGAAGTCGCCAAGCGCATCCGCGATAGCTGGCGCACCGCCACATCGGGCAACAGCGCAGGCGGAACCGCCGTGTTGGAGGAAGGCGGCACCTTCACCCCGCTGGCCTTCAGCAGCGTGGACAACCAGTTCACCGAACTATGGCAGCTATCGCTGACCGAAGTGGCCCGCGTCCTGCGCGTCCCGCCCGTCCTGCTGATGGACTACACCCGGCAGACGTGGGCTAATGCCGAGACGGGCGGACAGCAGTTCCTAACCTACTCCCTTGCCCCTTGGCTGGCGCGCTGGGAAGCCGAAGTCACTCTGAAGCTGATCCCCGCCGAACACCGCGACACGATCTTCGTGGAGCATCTGACCGACGCCCTGCTGCGCGCCGACTTCGCCACCCGTGCAACTGCCTACGGCCAATATCGCAGCATGGGCGTCATGATCGCCAATGAAGTCCGGGCGGGCCTGAACCTCCCGCCGATCAAGGGCGGGGACGTGCTGCAAAACCCCTACACGACGACCGGCAAGGATGCAGGAGGCGCGGCCAATGTCTGACGCTCCCAGCCATCACCAATTTTTCGGCGACCGGGAACGCGCCTTCTCGCTCCCGCCCGAACTGATCGTGGAGCTTGAACGCCTCACCGGACGGGGCATCGGCGGACTTTGCAAGGCGTTGTTCGCCGGGGACTTCCACCACCGCGAAATCATCGAAACCATCCGGCTTGGTCTGATCGGCGGGGGAGAGAACCCCGAACCCGCCGCCGCGCTGATCGCCGCCTATGCCGTCAACCGCCCGCTGGCCGAAACCTATCCGCTGGCTGTGGCGATCCTTGAAACAGCTTGGTTCGGACAATCGCAGGAGCAGGCCAATGGGTAGTGGATTGGGCAGCGTCCAGCGCGCTGTCGTGGAGATATTCGAGACTGAACCCAGCGCCCGGCTGACCGTCGAGGAAGTTGCTGCCCGCGTCTATCCGGGGGCGACCATCACCCGCAGCCACACCAACAATATCGGCCGCGTCCTGCGCCAGCTTGGGCCGGTCCTTGGGCTGGCCTGCTGTCGGGTTCCTACGCCAAGCCGCTTGGGCTGGCGTCATGTCTGGGGGCGCAACTGATGGCACCCGTGACATTGATTTCACCGGATGCGCTGGATTGCGAAGTTCGGTTCGCGCCTCCGACAGACGACGGCACGATTGAGGGCATAGCCGTGCGGTTCGACGTGCTGGACAGCTACCGCACCACCTTCGACCGCCGCGCCTTCGCATGGGATGGCAACAGCCTGCCTCTGCTGTGGAGCCACAACCCCGGAGAAGTCGTGGGCAGCGTCCGCAGCGTGTCCGTGGAGGCGGACGGCCTGAAGGTGCGGGGCAAGCTCAATCTGGAAGTCCAGCGCGCCCGTGAAGTCCGGGCCATGCTGATCGCCGGGGACGTGTCCGGCCTGTCCATCGGCTTCCGCCGCCTGAAGGACGAAAGCCGAGCCGGAGGCATCCGCCACATCACGCAAGCCCGGCTGATGGAAGTCTCATTCGTCGCGGTTCCCAGCGTTCCCGGTTCCCGCGTCACGTCCGTTCGCGCCGTCCCCGACCTCTCCATCCTCAACCGCACCATCACCAACGCCATCGCCGCCCTGAAAGGAGCCTGACCCGTGACCCTGCACAATCCCATCGAAATCCGTAGTGCCCAGCCCATCGAAACTCGCGAACAGCAGCAAGATGACCCGCTGGCCGCAGTCGTGGCGGGCGTGGAGGAACTGCGTTCCGCCGCCGAACAGCACCGCAGCCAGCTTGATGAGCGGCTGGCGACCGAAACCCGCACCATCGGGGACCGCATCAGCGCGTTGGAAACCCGGCTCAATCGACCGGGCACCGGCCAGCAGGAACAGCGCCAGGACGAACCCGCCGCCGAACAGCGGGCGTTCAATAGCTTCGTCCGTTCGGGCGTCGAGCGCATGGAAGCCGATGAAGTCCGGGCGCTCACCGTCAGCACCGACACGGCAGGCGGCTATCTGGCCCCTGAACAGTTCGTGCGTGAACTGGACCGGAACCTTGTGCTGTTCAGCCCGATCCGCACCGCCGCCCGCGTGTCGCCTGCCAGTTCGGGCGAAATCATCCTGCCCAAGCGCCCCGGCACCATGACCGCAAGCTGGGGTGGCGAGACGACGCCCGCCACCGGCACCCAGCCGACCTACGGCCAGCAGACCATCAACGTCTATGAACTGAAATGCTATGTGGATGTGTCCAACACCCTGCTGGAGGACAGCGCCTTTGACCTTGACCGGGAACTGGCCTTCGATTTCGCGGAAGAGTTCGGCCGGGCGGAAGGCGCGGCATTCGTCGCGGGCGATGGCAGCGGCAAGCCCAACGGCCTGCTGAACACCTCTGGCCTGACCGGCATCACCGCAGCCGCCGCTGCCTTCACGGCGGATGAACTGATCGACCTCTACCATGCGCTGCCCGGCGCATATGCCGCTCGTGCCATCTGGGCCATGAACCGGACCACCATCGGCATCGTCCGCAAGATGAAGAACACCGCAGGAGATTATCTGTGGCGGGAGCCGATCAGCGAGGGCAACCCGGCGACCATCTTAGGCCGTCCTGTTGTCGAGTTTCCCGACATGCCTGACCCGGACGCGGAAGCCATCCCGCTTGTCTTCGGCGATTTCGGTTCGGGCTTCCGCATCTTCGACCGCGTGAACCTGTCCGTGCTGCGCGACCCCTACAGCCAGCAAGTGAACGGGCTTGTCCGCTTCCATGCGCGCCGTCGCGTGGGCGGGGGCGTCACCAAGGCTGAAGCCTTCCGCACCCTCACCATGCCCGCCTGATCCGAACAGGGGTGACAGCTTTGTCACCCCCAATGGCATCGTCGGCAAGATGCAGGATCGACCGCAGGCCGCGAACAGCCTGCTGAAGCGCCTGAAGACGCTAATGAGCTTCGCCGCCGATATAGACATGATCCCTACTAATCCCCTGATGGGGATGCGCGGACTGAAAGTTTCGTCGGACGGCTTCCATACTTGGGATGATGATGAAGTGGCCGCTTTTGAGGCAAGGCACCCTATAGGGACAAAGGCGCGGCTAGCGATGGCGCTGATGCTCTACACCGGCCAGCGCCGTTCCGATGCGGTGAAGATGGGCTGGCAGCATGTGAAGGGCGACCGCATCGCCGTCCGCCAACAAAAGACGAATGCCATGGTGGACATTCCTATTCACCCCGACCTGAAGGCCGTGCTGGACGGGACGCCCCGCCAGAATATGACCTTCCTTGTTACCGAATATGGCAAGCCCTTCACGGCCAACGGGTTCGGCAACTGGATGCGGGACAGGTGCGATGAGGCGGGCTTGCCGCAATGTTCATCCCACGGCCTTCGGAAGGCCATGGCCAAGAAGCTGGCTGAGGCCGGATGCACGGTGAACGAGATCATGGCCATCACAGGCCACGCCACTGAAGCCGAAGTGATCCGCTACACCAAGGAGGCCCAGAAATCTGTTCTGGCCGATAACGCCATGAGCAACCTTCGCCGGGGTGGCGTGAAGCGCAAATCTGCTAACCCTGTTCGCAAGGTTAGCAAATCGAAGGGCTAAGTCTTTGAAAATCATACCCTCTAAAACGAGGGTGGTGACCCCTACGGGAATCGAACCCGTGTTTCAGCCGTGAGAGGGCCGCGTCCTGACCGCTAGACGAAGGGGCCGTGATCGCATGTTGGCGATCAGCAGGCGGTCGCAATTAGGGGCGCTCA